CGCCCAGCCGTTGGGTGGGTCTGTGCGATTGCTTTTGCCTATCACTTTATCGTAAAAGATCTAATTATATTTGGTGCGAGTTTTGCTGGTGCAGAATTACCAGAACTGCCTGATTTTGATATGGGTACACTTTTAACTGTTCTCGGCGGCATGCTCGGAATCGGGGGACTCAGAACATATGAAAAGCAGAAAGGTTTAACTAAATGAGTTTATACAGAAATATACAAGCTAAAAGAAGAAGAATAAAAGCTGGTAGTGGAGAGAAGATGCGTAAGGTAGGATCAAAAGGCGCACCTACAGCTAAAAACTTTAGAAGAGCAAAGCAGACAGTTAAGAAAAAATAATGTCAGATAGACTTTTTAGGATAAGAAGAAAGATGGCTAAAAAAAGAGACCCTAAAGTTGGAACAGGAAAGAAACCAAAAGGTTCTGGTAGACGCTTATACACAGATGAAAACCCAAAAGACACAGTCGGTATCAAGTTTGCCACAGAAGCAGACGCAAGAGCTACGGTTGCTAAAGTTAAAAAAGTCAGTAAGCCTTTTGCGAGAAAGATACAAATCCTTACAGTTGGTGAGCAGAGAGCAAAGGTGATGGGTAAAAATAAAGTAGCTAGTATATTTAAAAGAGGCAAAGAAAGCATAAGGAAAGCGCACAAAAAGTAAAACTTTACGTAAAGTTTTGGAGGTAGTTATGAACATTGATAAATTAAGACAAGAATTAGAAGCCGATGAAGGAAAAGTACATGCAATTTACTTGGATCACCTTAACCTGCCTACTTTTGGGATTGGACATTTGGTGCTTGATTCTGATTCAGAATACGGGCAGCCCGTAGGCACACCTGTAAGTGAAGAGCGTGTAAATAGCTGTTTTGACAGTGATATTCAAGGAACTATAACAGATTGTAAAAATTTATTTGATAATTTTGATGACTTGCCAGAAGAGGCACAATTAATTTTATGTAACATGATGTACAATTTGGGGTACACAAGACTAAGTAAATTTAGTAAACTTAGAGCAAGTATATCAATTATGGATTTTACTGAGAGCGCAAATCAGATGTATGACTCGAAATGGAGAAAACAAGTGCCAAATAGAGCAGAGCGTTTAATTAATAGAATGAAAGCATTAGGAGCGTAATATGTTATCAGCAATACTTAGTTTAGCAGGCCCAGCTATCGCAAGCAGCGTTTTGGGACCAGCTTCTTTTTTGGCTATGAATCCAATGATTACAAGCGCTTTAGGTGGTGGCATAGGAAAATTATTAGAGGGTGGTAATCAACAAGATGCATTACAGGCTGCAGCTTTAGGTGGATTAGGTAGTTTTCTTGGTGGTAAATTAGCTGGTTCTGGTGCAGGAAATTTGCCGGGAACTTCTGGTGCATTAGGCCCTACAGCTCCGGGTGTGACACCTGCTTTAAATCCAGATATAGCATCAAAAATGGCTGCCGCAGGACCGGGAGCAGGCACAGGATTGACAAGCGTACCATTTACAGAAGCATTAACAAGACCAGAGGCTATAGGAGCTGGTATAGGTGCATCTTTAGCACCACCTCCTATGATGAAACTAAAAGAAGAAGAAGAAAGAGAAATGCCAAGAGGTATGCCTATTAAAAATACATCTATATTTCCAGAGATGGGTTATGATGCAGGTAAAATGGGTGAGTTTAACTACAGAATACCTAAAAATTTTGCAGAGGGTGGTGAGATAGAAAGCGATATTATGCCTATGGATGCAGGTATTGGTGGCATGATGAATGATGGCATGAATGATAAAGAATTAATTAGTAGCACCATTGACGTATTACAAGGTGAAATAATAGACACTGACAGGCAAAGTGTAATACTAGCACAATTTGTAGCTCAGTTTGGTCAAGAAGCGTTACAAGATTTAATTAACAGAGTTGAATCTGGTGAAATACCAGATATTCCTAGAGAGGGCGATGGTATGGTTAGCGGTGCAGGTGATGGCATGGCTGATATGATACCTGCCTCAATGGAAGGAGATCAAGATGTATTACTTTCTGATGGCGAGTTTGTTGTGCCTGCTGACGTTGTTAGTGGCCTCGGAAACGGCTCCTCAGATGCAGGTGCTAATAAATTAGAAGATATGATGGATAGAGTTAGAGAGCTAAGAACCGGTGGCAAGACACAGCCGCCTGCTATACCTGATGAGATGATGTTGCCTGCATGATATGCACAGCAGTGCCTCGTGAGGCAATAGACATAGTTTGGGGTGATGTTAGCAATATGCTTAACAAAGCCATAGTAACAAGCGCAGGTAAATATCACATAGATGATATTTATCGACACTTAAATGAGGGATATTATAATCTTTGGTTGATTATAGATGATAAGAAAGATGAAAAAGTGATAGCAGCAATAACCACTAGAATAATAGATTATCCAAGCAAAAAAGCTATGGCTATGGATTGGATAGGTGGTAGAAGAATGATGGAGTGGTTGCCTATTGCTATGGAAAGATTGACAAGTTTTGCAAAAGATTGTGGTTGTAGCCATTTAGAGGGTTATGGCAGAAAAGCATGGTCTAAGATTTTAAAAAAGTATAACTGGGAACCAGAATATATAGCTTATCGAATGGAGATACACAATGGGTAAAGGCGGATCAAGACCACAACAGCCAACAGAACAAAATATAGTACAAAGCTCATTACCTAAATATTTTGAGCCATATGCTATAGACATGATAAAAAGAGCAGAGGCTGAATCAAAAAGAGAATATATACCATTTGAGGGTCAAAGACTAGCAGATGAAAATACTGACACAGCCAGATCAAGAGAAATAGCTAGATCTGTAGCAGAGGGTGGTATACCGGGCCTAGGTCAAGCAACAGCAGGAACTACAGCAGGCATGGGTAGAGCTATAGAAGGCTTAGGATTTCAATCACAAGATTTTGGATCTGATCAAGCACGACAATATATGTCTCCTTATTTACAAAATGTATTAGATGTACAAAAAAGACAAGCAATATTAGATTTTAATAGACAACAAGCAGGCAGGGATGCTGATGCTGTCCAAGCAGGTGCATTTGGTGGCTCAAGACAAGCTGTAGCACAGGCACTTGCAGGAGAAGGTTTACAAAGACAGTTAGGTGAAATACAAGCAGTCGGTCAACAAAAAGCATTTGAACAAGCACAGCAACAGTTTGAAAGAGATAGAGCGGCGCAATTAGCCGCAGAAAGACAAGGATTATCTGCGGCAGAGAGTTTGTCTGGTCAATCAGCACAACTTGCTGCATTAGGCGAAAAAGCGAGAGCTGGTGATATAGAGTCTGCACAGTTGTTAGAAAAGATTGCTAAAGATAGACAAGCAAGAGAGCAGGCTGGGCTAGACTTAGCATACGAAGATTTTGTTAGACAAAGAGATATGCCAAGAGAAGATCTAACATTCTTGTCCTCTATTCTTCGTGGTGTTCCTGTACAGCCATCAACAGAAACTACTAAATTTCAACAATACAATCCTGTGAAAGACTTATTAGGTACAGGTATAGCTGGATTAGGATTATATAGAGGATTAACAGGCGGATGATGAATGTTTTACAAATACAAGATGATTTAAAAAACTTTTCTGAAGATCAGTTAATAAAAGAAATGCAACAGCCAAGCGGCTCTGCTCCTCAGTTTCTTGTATTGTCAGAATTAAATAGACGTAAAAGAGTAAAAGGTGAGTTTGCAGCAAGACAAGCTAAGACTGAGCCTACAGTTGCACAAGAAGTTGTGGCTGCCGCTGGAGTTCCTCAGTCTGGTATAGCTGGTATGGCTGAAGCTATGGCCCCTGCAAGCGCTATTTCAGATGGTGTAGGAACAAATGCGCCTATTAATATGAGATCAGGTGGATTAGCTCAGTTTGGTAATGAAATAAGAGAAAGTATGGGTCAAGAGATAGATCCTTATTTAGATCAAATAGAGAATGAAGCAGAGTCAAAATTTAATATTAATTTAGATAACCAAAATATGAAAGGTCCGTTAGGATTTGTAGGTCCATACCCACCCGGATTTGTAGACAGAGGCGGCTTTCGTCCCGGCTCTAGAGATTATAATCGAAGATCACTAGCTTTGAATCGAAGACCAATAGGTATGGGCGGTAAAGGTGGTGGCATAATGAAGATGACTGAACCACAAGATCCTGTTGAAAGAAATCCTTTAGATAGATATGTAGAGGGTGGCGTTATAAAAGCGTCAAATGGCTTTGCTGGTACTGGTAAATCTGCAGATGATATAATCAAACAGATGGAAGAAAAAGATAAAGCAAAGATAGATGAAAATGCTGATGTAGAGAATATATCAAAAGACGTTACTACTAAAAATACAGGAGTTGCAGGTAATGTTCCTAATTACACGATAGAGCCTGACATAATACCTTTGGTATCTGATTCTGTAGAACAAGATATTTTAAATTTACAAAAGGGTCTGCAGAAGGAAAGAGCCTTAGATAGGGCTTTAGCTATCGCACAGGCAGGTTTTGGTATTTTAGCATCAGATGCGCCAACTTTGGGTCAGGCAGTAGGTGAAGGGGCTTCTACGGGCCTAGAAGCCTACAGAGATGCTAATAAAAGATATCAAGAAGGTGTTGTTGATTTAATAAATGCTAGAGCAAAGATTGCTTCTGGCAGAAAGAAAGGCAAGTTAACTGCAAGTGATATCATGAGCAATCTTAATAAAACTAGAGAACAGCTTTATGGTAAGCCCGGTGATTTAGGTTTTGTTAAACCAGAACTTGATGATAAAACTAGGAATCAATTAGCAGCACAAGAAAGATATTTGATGAATCTTTTATCAGAGGATTATGGTATAGATCTACCTGTTGCAACAGCCATACCATCTTAAAGGCGTATAAATGGGTACAATTAATGTAAAAAGTAACTTAACTGGTAAAACATACCCTATATTAATAGCTGGTAACAGGCCCACTGTAGCAGAAGACCAATTTATACAAAACTATATTGCTAGAGAAGATGGTGTTTTATTAGAGGCACCAGAAACAGCGGAAGAAGAAGGGAGTCTTATTGATGTCCCTAAAAGTTTTGTTGGAAGTTTTATAAAAGGTTTTACAGATTTACCCGGTGGTATAGCTTCTATCGGTGAAGGTGTTGGAGAAAAATTAGGATTTGATGTTGCACCCGGTGAATCAGGTATAGGAGAGGCTGCACAGAATTTTTCTAAAGGCGCTAGTAGGGCTTTAGCGGATACATTTGATTTTAATGAAAGTCCTTATAGTAAATTTGGTCAAGCAGGTGGGTCTCTTGCCTCTTTTTTAGCAGGTGGATGGGCTGTTAAAAGTGGTTTGGCAGTTGCAGGCGCTGCCCCTAAAATTGCTTCATACTTAGGTTTAGGCACTGTTGCAACACAGGGTGCGGCTTTAACATCACAAGATCAGATGAATAGGATTGCTAATTTTTTAGAAAATGGCGGTGTTATAGACGGTTCGCAAAAAGCAGATGCTGTATTATTAAGCGCTTTAATTGGTACATCAGAGGCAATACCTTTTGCTGCGTTAAGCAAGAGCTTAGGCGCTTCTTTAAAAATTTTAAAAAAAGTAGACAAAAAAGACATAGATGAAGCAGTAAAAACTATAGGCGGCAGAATAAAAAGAAGCATTGGTGTTGGTATTGGAGAGGGTACTCAAGAGTTAGTTGCAGGTATACTTCAAGATTTAACTGAAAAAAATATTTACAACCCAGATGTTCAGGTTGGACAAAGTGCATATGATGATGCCGTTTATGGTGGTGGCGCAGGTTTTGCTTTAAATTTAATATTAGACAGTATTAGAGGCAGAAGAGTAAATCAATACGAAAAGAAACAAAAAGAATTAGATGATGATGCAGATGAAGCTGCTAGAGAAAATGCTAGTATGGCCCAAAATGCAAAAGATTATTTAAAAACCCAAGAAGATAAACAAGTAAAACTAATAGAGGGTCCGGGCCTTGGATTGCCTGCACCCGATGCTCCAATTATCCTACCATCTGGCGATCCTGTTACTGATATAGACAATCAATCAGCAGTTGATGCCCAAGAAAATCAAAAAAGAAAAAATACTGAAGATACATTACAGGCTGCAAGAGAGGCTACAACTCCATATAATCTTGTGAAATTAGAGAGTTTGCCAGAAGATGAAGCGTTTAAAATACGTAAACAAAGAATAGAATTAAAAAAAGGCATACCTGTAGATGATCCTGTAACAATACAAGAATTAGAAGAAGTTGTTGGCCCTGAAGCATCTTTAAGAGAAAAAATTTTACAAAAACCTACTTTAAATAAAGTGCCTGCATTAGAGGAAATATCAGATGCTGAATTAGAAGCAGAGCGCATCACACAAGAAACAAAAGAACAAGTAATAAAATTTCAAGAAAATCTATTAAAACAAAAAATAATTAATAGAGCTGCAGCAAAAAGAGTATATCAAAAACTATACAAAGAAAAAATGCCAGATGATATTGCTGATGGTGCATTGGCTCAAATGTTAGGATCTGGTTTATTGCAGTATGATGGAAAAGGTAGATATTCACCTAGAAGTCAGGTAGATGTAAATTTAGATTTTATTGAACAGGCAAGAGCTTTATCTGAAAGAGCAAGGCAAATAAGAGAAGCTGATGATAGACTAAGAAAGCAAAGAAACATATTTCGTAATGATCCAGTTAATCTTGAAACTAACAGTCAACAATTAGATTTATTACAAAAAAGATATAGTGATATACAATTAGAGGCCTTTAATTTAGAAAATAAAGCTAATCAGGCTGTGCAAGGTCAACAAACAATACAAGCTAGAAGAATAGCTCCTGCACTTGCGCCTAAAAAGGTCTTTGATCAAGCTACTAAAACAAAAGAAACTTCAGAATATGTATTAAAACAAAAGCGTGTTCTTGATGCTCTAAGAGCAGAGCTAAATAGAATAGGATTAACTGATGTAAGGTTAGAAGGTAGACCATTATTAGATGCTGCACAGTTAACAGAAGACCTTTCAAGAGGACAAGACATAGGTATAACTGAAGGCATACAAGAAGTTTCACCTGATGGTAAACGTATCATAGCGTTAGCAATGGAAATATACGATCCTAATATGACTGATGCTGAGTTGCAGGCAAAGTTAGGAAGTGTCATGAATCATGAAATTATTCATGCATTAAAAAGTTTAAATGTTTTTACAGATCAGGAATATGACATATTAAAAAAAGCTGCAATGACAAGAAAATATGTCAAAAGATCAAAAGGCACAGATACAACAAGAAGTTATACATATTATGAAAGAGCCACTCATGCTTATATACGTGATGGTATGCCAAATGAACAAATAGTAGAAGAAGCTATTGCAGAGATGTATAGAGACTATACTGATGGTAAACTTAAATTTGGCGGTAAACCAAAGAGTCTTTTTGATAGAATTGTTGCTTTTTTCAAAGCTATATTTGGTTCGCATGCAGATCAAGGTTTTACACAGACAGAACAAATTTTTGAAAACATAGGTACAACAGAGATAGAAAAGCAGATAGGTAGAAGAGATAGAAAGCCGGATGACCCTGAAACTGTTACTGAGCCACGTAGATCACGTATAATTATTGATAGATTGCCAGATTTACACAGAGGTTCTATAGGACCCCTGCCTATAGCGCATATTGTTAAGTCTAGATATTTACAATCGATAGGTATGCCTAATACACGGCCTGATAGGTATGTGCAAATAAACGAAGAGTTAGCTAGAAGAATAGCCAAAGACTTTGATGAAGCAAAGCATGATCCTACTAATCCAGAAGTAATACAGGCATACAAAGCTATGGCTGATGAAACATTTAATCAGTGGTTATTTATAAAAGATACAGGAATACAAATAGAGTTTATTAAGCCCAATCAAAGTAATCCTTATCCAAAAGGATCTAAAGATTTATTACAAGATATTAGTAATAATCATATGTGGGTGTTCGCCACAGACGATGGCTTTGGTAGTGATGCTATAACGGACCAAGATATAGCAGAGAACCCATTACTACAAACAACTGGTGAAATTATTGATGGTCGTGATGTTCGTTATAATGATTTATTTAGAATAGTTCACGATTACTTTGGTCATGCGCTAGAGGGTGCAACATTTACAGCTAGAGGTGAAGAAAATGCATGGCAGGCACATAGTCGTATGTATACCCCGTTAGCCGCTAGAGCTATGACTACAGAAACAAGAGGACAAAACTCATGGCTTAACTACAGTGATGCTGTTGGGGACCATAATAGAAATAGTAAAAATAAAGCTGAAGAAACAATATACGCAGATCAAAAGATAACTTTATTATCTGATTTTGTGCAAACAGAGGGATTAGCTAATAATATAGAAGGAGCAATAGATGAAAGAGCAATTCGAGAAGATGAACGATTTAGTGAAACAAGAGATGATGCAACTGACCGAGGAAGAGACGCAAGAAGAGATGGAAGACGGAGCGTTATACGAAGCACGATTGAACCGACAAAAGAAAGGAGGGAACCTGAGTTATCTCCGCAAAGGACAGTCAAGTTAACACACTTCTCTCCTGTTGAGGGCCTTCAAAGCATAGATCCTGAAAAAGAAAGGTCTAATCTATTTATGCGGGGAGAAGAAAGGCGAAGAACTTTTGAGGGATATCCTGCTAGAAGTTATTTTGCGGTAAATATATCTGATCCTAATGGTTATAATCCTGAGCAAAATGTTGGGGATAACATATATGAGGTGGATGTACCGTATGAAGGTATGTATGATTGGGAAGCAGACCCAGAAAAATTTAATGACGCTGCAAATGCAGAATTAGAAAACAATAGACCTGATATTGTAGATCCAACTGGTCGTGTAAATTACATAACAACTGCCAAAGAAAGAATGATTAAAGAATCTGGTGCCACAGGTTATTGGATAAATGACCCTTTCCGTGGAACTATGGCGGCTATGTTCTATGAGTTAAGAGTTCCAGAGACTTATCAAGCTAAGAAGTATGATCAGGCATACAAAGATGGTATAAATCAAAAACGTGGCGTTGATGCAAAAAGAACCATGAGATCTAGAACTAGAGTTGTGGGACAAGAACACACAGTAAGCACAAGATTTCCTACAGCTAAAGAAAGAGAAGCAGATCCATCTACTAATTTATTATTTATAAATGGTGATATAATTAAAAATGATTCTAGATTATCTGAACAAGCAGCTAATTTAATTAAAGGATATAATTTATCAGGTAACTCAAAACTTTACGTAAACTTTTCAAATGAAGAAATAATAGAAGATCATATACAGGCTATGACAGATAATATTTTATTTGTTCATGATTCTTATCCTGTGGAATTTAGAGAGAGATCTGCTTTATGGTATGATGGTGCCAGAGATATTGTAGATAGATTTTCAAAAACATATAATTATAGCCCAGAAATTGTCTCTGCTGTTATTGCTGCGCAATCACCACAGAAAGATTGGTACATGAATGTTTCCTTAGCGGAACGTGTATTAGATATAAGTAGAAACCATGGTGATAAACAATTTACTCCAGAGATGATGGAAACTGGACAACGTATTTTTGGTAAGCCTCAGTATAAAGAAGCATTAGATTATATTAGTAATTCAAATAGAAACTCTACAAGTTTAGATGATTTAAACCATTCTTTGCATAAGGCGATGTGGATTAGAATATTTGATGAAACATATAATGATAGGGGTCACAGAATAATAACACCCGAGGGTCAGTTTTTAGATTATGCAAGAAGAAAAGATGGAACAAAGAAATTAACAGGCTGGGGTTCAAATAAGGAAATTTCCTCAGCAGTAGAGGCGTTGGGTTTAAAAGGGGGTCAATCTTTACAGCAAATATCAATATTATTAGGAGATAGACATAAAGTTAGAAGTTTTCATAATAATATGGTTTCACCTATGTCTCCAGATGGACACTCTACAATAGATACACATGCAGTAGCTGTGGCTTTTTTAAAACCTTTAAGTGGCAAGGCAGTAGAAGTTGACCATAACTTTGGTGTTTACACAGAAAAAGGTAGATCAAAAACCTATGGTGTAATACCTAACTCTTCTATTACAGGGTCCAGAGGTATGTATGGGTTAATAGCTGATGCATATGCTAGAGCCGCAGAGCAAAGAGGTATTTTGCCACGACAAATGCAATCAATAACATGGGAGCCAATAAGAGGATTATTTCCAGATACATTTAAAAATCAAAAACAAAATGTTGATAAGATAAATGGAATTTGGGACTCATACATTGACGGTGGATTAACTTTAGACCAAACAAGACAGGAGATAATAAATGCTACCCCAGATGGATTTACGGAACCAAGTTGGGCAAGACCCTCTGATACAATACCTCAATTCAGTAGGGATGCCAGTTACGAGACAGAACTATCTAGACCTTATGTATCCGGAAGGAATACCAGAAATGACAGCGGAATTGGAAGAGATTCTACCGGAGTTCCTGAGACTAGACGCTCAAGAATAAGAGCAACACCTTCTAGTGAAAGACAGAGACAGGCACAACAGAATGATCGTGACATTGCACAGGCTCAGTTAAATATAAGATATAATAATTTAGCAGGTATTTTAGCTAAAGGATTAAAAGTAGTGCCTGAATCATTTTTATTTGGCAACACTAGAGCGCAAGCCGCACAAAAGATAGTGCAAAAATATCAAGACTCTTTTCAACCTGTTGGCGCAATGATGGATGAGTTGCGTGATAAAGGCTACACAATAGCCGATGCTATGGACCCTTATCTAAGAGAGGTAAATTCTTCAGGTATTATAGGAGATAAATTAACTGATTTAGAAGAAACTATAGTTAAACCAACTATTGAAGAAATTAAAAAAATAAAAGTTTCGGATGAAAAATTAACAGAATTAAAAAATGCCTCTGCTAGAGCCGCTGCGCAAGAACAAGGAGAGGGATTAGTTAATAAAACTATAGATTCTTCAATTGATGTTAAGTTAGCTTTAACAGATATATATCTTTACGCTATGCATGCAAAAGAGAGAAATATAGATATAGCAAATCGTTATGCAAGACCTAATGGTTCAGGATTATCAAAGACTGAAGCTGATGTAATATTAGATTGGTTTGACAGTTTAGATCAGTCAAATAAAGATATTTTTCAATTTATTAATAAACAAACTAGAAGAATAGTTAATAGCACTAATAATATTAGATATGAAAGTGGATTAATAGATAAAGCAGAATACGATGAGCATCAAGAAGGCGCTAGATTTAAATATTATGTGCCTTTACGTGGTGATTTAGACATTGATGTTGAGATGAAAGAAGATAGACAAAATACATTACGTAAAACAACTAATTACTTTGGCGCTTTAGGAAGAGAAGACAAAGTGGCCAGAGGTCGTGGTATAAAGTATGCAGAAAATATTTTTGCATCAGTTATTGCACAAAACCAAAGAGCGATAGATAGATCAGAAAGAAATAAAGTAGGTCAAAGTCTTTTAAGATTATTAAGAGGTCAAGAAGAACAGCCTGATGGTAGCACGGCTATAAACGATGCGTTGGCTACAGATTTACAGCAAAATTTTGCAGAAATTACAACTGAAGCAGACCCTATGGACCCACATCAGATTGCAATAAAAGAGAATGGTCAACAAGTTTACGTAAACTTTTACAGAGAAAGTATGTCCAGATCTTTCAAGCATCATTACGAACCTAAAACACATCATGTTGCATTTAGAACTTTATCTAAATTAAATAGATTTTTATCTAATGTTAATACTTCTTATAACCCAGCTTTTGTTATTCCAAACTTTGCAAAAGACTTGGAAACAGCTTTAGTAAATATACAACAACATGATGCAGAAGGTATTACAAAAGAGATAACCAGAGATGTTGCTGGTGCTATAAATGGGATTAGAAAAGTTTTTGGTGTTGGTGCAAATCCTTTTGGCAAAAGAACACCAGACACATCTAGTTATTGGTCACAAGAATATTTAAAATTTGTAAAGGCAGGTGGCAAGAACGCCACTAATCAAATGGGAACTGTACAAGATCAAATGGAGAATCTTAGTAAGTTGTTAATGGATATTAGTGAAGCTAAAACATTAGGATTTAAAAGAAATGGATTCTTTAGAAAAAAAGGAAGAAGTCTTTTACAGTTTTTAGAAGATTACAATACTGTTATTGAGAATGGTGTTCGTGTTGCCACGTTTACTAATTTGAAAAAAAGAGGATTTACTGATGCTAGGGCTGCCGAAGCAGCTAGGAACGTAACAGTAAACTTTGCTAAAGGTGGTGAAGATAAAGTATTTATGAACTCTTTGTATTTATTTTATAACGCATCTTTGCAAGGTAGTATGGCTATATACAATGCGGCTTATAAATCTAAAAAGGTAAGAAAAATATTAGGTGGCATAATAGTTTATGGATTTTTGCAAGATCAACTATTAGCATTTTTAGACGATCCGTCAGAAGATGATGATCCAATAACTTATGATAAATTAAATGAATATGATTTAGAGCATAATTTAATATTTCCATCTTTTGGTTTAATGGAAGATAAGTTTATAGCAATACCATTGGCTTATGGACTTAATATGCCATTTAATTTAGGCAGATCTCTTAGCCGCTACACACGAGGCGAATATACTTTTGGTCAAGCAGCAAATAGTATTTTTGACACAACTATGGAAACATTATCTCCTTTTGGTGCAATAGAGAACTTTGAAACATACGTAATACCAACTGCTTTTAAACCGGCAGTAGAAATGTATATTAATAAAAATTACAGAAACGATCCTATATACAAAGAAACGCCTATGTACTCAACAACGAATGTTCCTGATGCTTATACACATTGGACAAATACCGGTGCTGTATCTAAGTTTATAGTGCAAACTATAAATGATTTAACATTTGGAGATGAAGTAGAAAGTGGTTTGATTGATATATCTCCGGATACAATAGAATATTTTTATGAGTATGTAATAGGAGGTGCTGGAGCTTTTATAGGTAGATCAGCTAATCTAGTTTTTGATGTCATACCGGCTATAGCTTCCGGAGACTTTGAGGGTAATTTACCAAATAGAATACCATTTATTAGAAAAGTTATAAAACAGCCGTCAGATAGAGTAGATACACAAAATTATTTAGAAAAGAGAAAAGAGCTATACACGATATTTTCTAGAATAGATTTGGCAAGAAGAAGGGGTGACCCCGAAACTATACGTAAACTTATCGCTAGGTACGATGACGAGGTTCGTATATATGGTAGATTTAAGGCTTTAGATAACGCAAGAAACAGATTATTGAGACAGATCAAAGAGTTAGAACGTAATCTTCGACTGTCAGATGATGTCAGACAAAAACTTATTAAATTACGTAGAGAACGAATACAAGAGATCATGAGAAAAGGTATTCAGTTAATGAGAAGTGTGGGCATAAGACAAACTGCATGATAGTAGTACAGCTAATTTTACTAGTATATTTGAATCCGTTGAGCTGTTGGAGCATAAGACCAAAAGTTTACGTAAAGTTTTAGTCTAGCTTCCCCGTGCCGGGGAACGACTTTTCATAGTCATTTCTTTTTTATTTTTATTAATTCTTTGAGATACCATTCTGCTTTCAACAAGTCTTCTAAACTACTCTTGTGCTTGTGCCTGTATCTCCAAACATATTTAATTATATTTCCTTGTAGGTAATACTCGTAGCCCTCGCCTAGGGCTGATTTAATGGCATCAATGCACTCTACACTACCTTTGCGATAGTGCTTTGGTCTGTTTACATTGTCTTCATTCTTCATCTAAATAATCCTCTATATCTTTTATCTTGTGTTGATTTATAAATATAGGTGTATCATCTCCAACCCATGCACCTATCGTATTAAAATCAAACCATTCTACAGCCTCTTCTTCACTCCAATTGTTGTCATGCATCAATATCATTATGCACTTGTCATAATCATATAATGCTACTTGCTTTCTACTGAAGGCACTTATGGTAGTGCCAACAAAAGCATCTTCGTATCCGTCAGCTAGTTTCATTTTAGTCCATGCTCCTTGTGATGACAGCTAATGCAAAGCAAGTCACATTTAGCTATTTCTGCTTTTATCTTTTCCATAGAATGGTTCTTGCCAACCAATCTAGAGATATTATCAATCTTGGTGTTAGGGTCTCTGTGATGAAAATGTAGTATGTCCGGATTGTCTTTGTATCCACAAGCCATACACCCCACTTCTTGTTTGTAAGCACTAACTTGCAACCTTTTCTCAGCTTTTCTTCTAGCATTTAATCTGTTACTAGCTTTGTTTTTAAACCTCTCTTCTGCATCGTTCTTTGCTTTCTTTTGGGTCAAATTCATTTCTAAAGAGTTTCTAACCAAAAAACTATCTAAGTCTTTATTAAAATTAGTTTGATTCTCTAGCTTGTCTGCTAGATCCCTTAAATGCTTTGCCAAGTGGTTTAGTTTAATTTGTTTGGATATCTCTTCTTCAGTATAGCCAATAGAAGAAAGAATATAGCCATTGAGATTTTGTTTAACTCCATTCACTTTGCATCGCATGTTTTCTACTTTTTTATCAATTTTCATGTCTGTCCTTTATTCGGCTGCCGACAAATCAGAGTGTGAAATTATTTTAAAATCCTTAATGTCAAAGTGGCAAACCGGCTCTTGATCTTGCCAATCATCTCTATCTGACCTACCACCTTGCTTTACATCAAAGTCTGAAAAGAAATTTATCCAACCGGTAGCATCAGACCAACTCACAATTAAAACAGATTTTGTTCCGGTAACAGATGCCAGACGTCTGGCTTTAATTACCTTAGACAAAGATATTATGTAAGTTGAGAAATCGTGTACTGAGTTCTGTCTACATTTCACTTCAGCAAAACCCAACAACTTTTCATCTCTGTACATGGCATAATCTAATTTATAGGATATTGGTAACTTAGAATAAGACACATCCCATTTTACTGACATGTGTCTTAAAACATTTTTTTCTTTGTCTAGGTTATCTTCCGATTCGTATTTTTTCCTAGGCATAACTTTACGTAACTTTTTCACTACGTTGTTCTTCAAGCCACTTTTTAACCTCTTCTTTACTCCAAATATTCTTTTCTCTTTTTTCAGATTTCATCAGAGGAAATGGCTTTGGAAAGTTTCGCTCTTTGGTATTTACGATCTTGTATACTGATTGTTTTGAAACCATGAGCATATGTGCTAGACCATCAAGTGTAATATACTCGGCATTTTCAACAATCTCGTCTTTAGACCTCTTCCGTGGCATTTTCATCCCCCTTATCCGGAGTACCATCTTCTTTTAACTTAACCATAACAACCATGTATCTAGAGCCAACCCAATCTTTGTGTAACTCAGCCGGAACATCGTTTGGATGTATGGTAAGCCTTATGTTAGTTCCGTTTTTGTCTTGCATCATAGATGTTTTGACAGCCTCGAAACTGACGTTAGGCACATCTGTTTTTGTTGAAATATTATCCATTATAATCTCCCTTAAAATGTTATATCTTCTAATGCAGAAAAGTCCTCTTTTGGCTTTTCCTCTTTTTTCTCTTCATCTTTGTTAGGTGGATCATAGATACTACCTCGTATGGATAAAAAGTTTTTACCACTTTTAGGACTATATTTTTTCCAACCGGCAATATTAAATAATGGCTTTTTAACACCATTTTTCATTTGCTTAACCAAGTCTTCTATTACCTCGTAAGGTAATTCAAACTGTCCGGTATAATCCGGAGATCTTTCAGATCTTTTATTTGTTGCTATGAACAATGTTCCACTAGGTGGATAGTCTTTTTTCTCTTCACTCATTCAACTCTCCTTTTGTTGTGATTTGAGTTTATCTGCCCTTTCTATAAAAGCCTTGGAAACCTCTCCAAAAACATTAGGGTCAAATTCTTTTAGTGCTTTTAAAGCCTCTGCATTAGAGTTCTTAAATCTTCTAAGTTCATCAATATTAGTATCCGGCATAAATGTTAAAAATATCTTTTTAACATCTTCAGCACCCTCTTTTGTAGAAATTCTTTGAACTTTCTCAGTTTTAATATCTGTAACATCTATTGTTTTTTCTTCTTCAGATCCATTGTCCAAAGTTCCACCTTTAATTTCATCCGGTCTTTCTTCTTTAAATGCATCTGCCTCATCCTCTGCATATACATCGCCATGAAGACCAACTAACTTTAATATCACTCTATCTTTGGCTCTTTTTTCAGCCATAGCATATGGATAACTATTCTTATTGTTGGATGGAGATGCCTCTCCAATAGACCATTCTGATTTGTCTCCCATAGTTCCGGTGACAAGTAAACTGACGACTTTTTTTTCAGAATTACATTCTAAAATTGTTGGCTCTTTAAAAACTATTTTTCTGTGTACAGCAACTTTTTCTAATGCTTTATGCAGTAACACGTAAGTACCATGACAATTCCAACCGGCTTGTTTTGGTGTCATGCCTATTTCTCTCAAGGTATCTGCTACCTTTTCCGGTATATCACTTTTCATCTACTAACCTTTCTCCTCTGTAGAAAATATTTCTGTCCTTGTGCTGTCATAATGTGAGGTCTTGAGAAAGTTTCTTTGGAATGTAGTTTTCTTTATTCCGGCATCCACTCTTTCATAGGTTATCAATTCTTGTGTAATGATATCGCCTTTGTTCTGTGGAAAAAAACTTTCATCTAAAACCTCGTTTATTCTGCACAATCCATTTGTTGGTAAGTAACATAAATCAATTCTATCACTCATCTTACATACCAAACATTCTATCAACGAACTCGTTGTATTTCTTACCCACATGATTAAACCATCTAACCAAGAAAAACTGTTTAATAGGTTTGCCCTTGTTGGTAGCCTCTGCTATGTGATCAGCTATTAAAGATGCATCCTTTTTTCTCGTTCCGGATATCTTTGGCTTTAATTTAACAAAGCCACTTTTCTTAACTTTTCTGACTACTTTTTTTTCTTTTTGTTCTTTCATTTTTACCTCTCTTTATATTGGTTACAAAAATCAGCAACTGAACAATAGTTGCCACAACGTGTGTACTCGCCACCACGAAACTCTAATTCCAAATCTGATTTTTTGACATATGCTTTATCAGTTTCATTATGCCAATCCATGTATTTGATAGCCTCTCCCTCGCTATCAAAAACTCTTAATGCTCTTTTCTGACCTTTTTTCTTTACTGCCCAAGTATCGTTTTTCTTCCATGTCTCTTCATCAGAACAGAATGGAAGTTCTTCATTTAAGTCATAATTAACTTGAGCCTCTTGATGTAATGATAATCTATCTGATACGTATTTGTGTGCCACCTCATCATCCCACATAGGTATATCAACAAATACTATTGGTGCTTGAGGGTAGTTCTCTTTTTTCTCAGCATCTCTTCTGTTCCAATCTCTGAGGATTGCACATATTTTTAAAGCACCAACTTTATGCTGAGTAAATTTGTGTTTGTCTCTGCACAGCCAAGCATAACAATTAAGCTGTCTTTCCCACTCTATCTTTCCATAAATAACTGACCAAACAGATGTAACCTTATAATCAATTATTGTTGAAACCCCATTTACTATTTCTTGTCTATCCAAAGCACCGGATATAATCCAACCATTTAATTTAGAATATAATCTCTCCTCTGTAATTATATCTTTTGATGGATTTGATTGTTCTAAAACTGAATGTACAGCAGTTCCAAATAATGCCCAAACCATATCAACAGCATCTATTTCGATGTCTTCTTTGTAGACATCTTTCATTATTCTAACTCTTGGACTATCGATTAGTGACGTTACTGATATGTCGGCTTTACCTTTACTGTATTTGTCGTTTATGGCAAAGTCTACAAAAGGTTGTGGCATACCAAACTTATTGGTAATTTTCATATTTTTCTCCTATTATGCTACAATAAATATATATACAGGTAAAATAATGTCAATACAAATAAATAAAAGTTTTAATTTTATAGTTTATGGAGAACCGGCATCCAAGGCAAACTCAAGAAAAATAGTCCATTTTGGTAAAAGAATGGGAGTTATAAAATCTCAAAAAGCTAGGGATTACGAAAAAAATTTTGCAGAGCAATGCCCTCAATTAGAAAATCTTATTGAAACAAATGTGAAAGTAGAGTTAATTATATACTATGCATCAAGAAGACCGGATCTAGACGAGAGTGTTGTTCTAGATTGTATGCAAGGAAAAATTTATGTTAATGACAGACAAGTCAAACAAAAAATCGTTTATTGGGGGTTGGACAGAAACGCACCACGAACTCACATCCGAATCTCGACTTTGGAAACATGTGATTTGCCAAGCGATTTCTGATTCATATCTTGGAAACAAAAGACAAAAACTTGCTGTAGGTCAATGGATTGTATCAGATGATTTTATCATGGTATGTGATTTAAGTTCTTTAAATTCTGATAGAATGGAAAAATTAATAAAAGAAATATTAACTAGTAAGCCGGTGGTGGCTAGATATTTAGGGGAGAAACTTAGAAAGGTAATTCAAAACAAAACATGCAGTATGTAATATTTATAAATATATAATATATAAATTATATATATATAAACTTCTTTAATATATTTATAAATATTAAACTTAAATTTTTTGTTGACGATTTCCTTTGTTTTAAAATAATTATGAATTGTGTAGCAAGGAGATTAATATGGAGATAAAACACTCACTAAGAAGTGTTGCCTACAAATTAGGAGATGGGCAACACAAGGCAATATGCCCATTCTGTTCCCATACAAGAAAAAAAAGAGAGCAAAAAACATTATCGTTAAAAGTACACGATGATGTGATTATGTATTACTGTTGGCATTGTGGGGAAGATGGTGGCATAAAATTTAACGATGAAAATATGGCGAGGAGAAAATCTGTGAAAGAGGAAAAGGTTGTAAGCATCAATAAGAATATAGCTGATAAATGGTTTGGCATTGGAGAGAGTAATGATTGCTTAGAATACTTAAACAGCAGAGGAATATCTAAAGAGACAGCAGAAAAAGCCGGTTTAAAAGTTACAAAACAATACATTGGATCAATTAAAAAAGAGACAGATTGCTTAGTTTTTCCGTATCAAAACGAAAACGGATTGTATCATTTTGCAAAAGTAAGATCTTTTCCGGATAAAGGTTTTTCTAGCTTTGGTAAAGCAGATAAATTTTATAACGTAGATAATGTAAACAAAGACGAGGACATAATTATTTGTGAGGGAGAAATGGATTGCCTATCATTTATGGAAGTAGGCTACACAAACAGTATTTCAATTCCTCATGGTGCTGTTTTAAAAGTTGTTGATGGCAAAATAGATCCTCGTGATGACAATAAATTTAAATTTATTTGGAACTCAAAAGATAAATTAGATAAATGCAAAAAGATAATAATAGCTATGGACAACGATCAAGCTGGACAAGCTATGGAAGAAGAAATTGCTAGGAGAGTTGGCAAAGACAAATGTTTTAAAATTGTTTATCCAAAAGATTGTAAAGATGCAAATGAGATATTAACAAAACATGGTAGGGATAAATTACAAGATATTGTAAAAACTTCTATACCATATCCGGTTTCAGGTTTATACGATGCAGAACATTTTTACGAACAAGTTGATGAGATTTTTGTGAATGGTGTTGGTAGTGGAACAAGCACCGGATATCAAGATGTGGATAAGCTATACACAATTGTTGAGGGTCAATTAACAGTTGTTACCGGTCATCCATCATCCGGCAAATCAGAATTTGTTGATCAGATAATGATAAACATAGCTAAACAAAAAGGATGGAAATTTGGTATTTGTTCTTTTGAAAACGAGCCAAGAATACATATTGCAAAGTTAATTAGTAAATACGTTGGTAAACCATTTTTTAGTGGCATTACACCTAGAATGACTACACACGAATTAGAGAGTGGTAAAAAGTTTATATCTGATAATTTTTGTTTTCTCTATCAAGCAGATGGTTCGCTATCCACGTTGGACAGCATATTAGAAAGACTTAAAACTGCTGTATTAAGATTTGGTATTAGAGGCTGTGTTATAGATCCCTACAACTATATAGCAAAAGATATAACAACATCTGAAACTGATTGGATATCTGATATGCTTACAAAACTAAGGGTATTTGCACAAGCACATGGCATCCACATATGGTTTGTTGCTCATCCAACAAAGATGGTTAGGAAAGAAGATGGAACTGTGCCACCTCCAAAAGGATACGATATTGCCGGTTCTGCTAGTTTTTTTAGTAAATCAGATGTAGGATTAACTGTGCATAGACCTAATCCATCTCAAAGTAATGTTACTGAGATACTTGTTTGGAAATGTAGATTTTCTTGGGTTGGTGCTATTGGGGAATGTGAGTTAGAATATGACAGCCTAACATCTAGGTATAATAAAATATCTGATGTTGCTGAAATGCTAAAGCCAAAGAAAAGCGATAAACAATACGACAACTATTATGAACCAAAAGAGTATAAAGACATCAGTTTCTAAAAAAAGTAAAAAAAATTACGATGAGTTTAGAGTATATGATGGACAACATACTGCAAAAGCAGAGTTTGTAGGCAATACCAATAAGGCTAGAATAAAGATATTAGATCAGACATGTTTAGACCGGCTACTCATGCATGATAGTATATCATTAGCAAATTATAGAATAATGGATAGACTTTATTCTGATTATTGCAAATCCGGATTTGTTGGAGTTAGGGCGTCAAATTACAATCCTAGGATCGAGGCTACACACGAGGGATTGAGCGAGAAACATATGATGATAAAAAGAAAAGTTATGGATTGTTTCTCTTACGTAAAAAAAACTGGAAACAAAACAGCATATAAAATTTTTAAAAAAATTATACACGATGAAGAAATCACGAAATGGGAAAATGAATGGATTGCTGTGGATGGGAACTTTGATTTTATATGCAATCACGTGGAAAAGTTTTATAAATTTTGGGGAAATAGTTGACTAATGCTTTGGTGGCACTTATTAATTAAGTGTGAGTATTATTTCTCATATACTATTATGCTACACACAAAGAGCCAATCATCTCCTCGATTGGCTCTTTTTTTGTGAAAACTTTACGTAAAGTTTTAGTCTGTGGTTGTAGGGGGCAACACAAGAGTAAATTAATCATATAAATAAGTGTTGTTTGGTTCAGTTTCCCACCTATAAAATATGTGATCATCTATTCTTGTAACGTATGTTTTAGTTTCTGCCCAACTAGGATTAACGTAGTCAGCATGATAATGTGTCGCTCCCTCAACAAAATCACTTAAATGTTGATTATAAACACCATTGGCAACATGCATGGCGTCTTCCCATGCTTTAGTTTCTATTGGTTTGTCGCTTTTACCATCGCAGTACCAACTAAATTGACACCTATTTTTAATGGGAAAAGATGGTTTCCATTTGTAGGTTTGACCTTGTTTGACTACCTCACAAACTGTATTGGGATATCTTTTATCCTTAACTCTATTCATTACAACTTGTGCGACAGCCACTTGCCCTAAGAAACTTTGATTTTTAGCCTCATGATACACGTTTAGTGCGAGACAAATTAATGATGCAGTTAGCATTTTAAAATCTCCTATTAATCTTCAAATTGACTACCACCTCGCATATGTTGGATGGTGGATGTTGATACACGATTTACTCTTCCATAATCTTTTTCACGAATGGCTCTAGGATCATCTTCAAATCTTTCATCCTCTCCTAACTCCTTTGGTGTCATTTTGGAATTACGTTTGTAGAGGTCACGTTGTAAATCTACTATTGAATTACGATATCGATGACCTTTAGATCTACCTTTTAGTTTGCTATATGTTGTTGTCATGTGAATTTCCCCTTAATAAGCGAATACTCTTCGTACAGAGCATCTAGGTTAATTTGGTAGGTTTCATACAGAGAGGTCTGCCAACCCCTCTGTATGAGGCTCTGAGAGCCTTTTTTTATGTGCTTAAACCTCGCTGAATAACGAATGGAGGTTTTATCGTGAACATAGCACATATTTTGTGGCTTTCCGTACATTAACTGAACCATTTTTAAAGAGACCTCAGTTTTGCCCACAATACAAGTGCAATAAAATATTTGAGGGAACACGTATCTAGGGATGTACAGCATTGACGTATGGTTAATGCATAAACCAAAGGCATCCACTTTTGCCCACATTATGGAGTGGTCTCTCCCCCTATTCTTTAAAATAGATACTGTAAAAACTTACAAGTATCATTGTTAAACCAATTGATCCTATAAATAATGTAAACAGTATGCCCTCTACACTCTGCATATAATATCCATTAGGATCAGACAAAGTAACTAATGACATAAGCATAACACAAATGCCTAAGAGAAATAAGAATATTCTATCTAATTTATCCATCATCTTTCTCCCATTCTTCTATTTGCTCTAAAAGATTGGTTGCACACTCGTGTCTTCCATCGAGTATACCAAGTTCATGTCTGTCCGGTTCAGCATCATGAGTTGGATGAGATCTTCTGACATCAGAGATCTCTCCTCTAAGCCAAGTTTTAATTTTATTTGTAATAAAATTATCTCTAAAGTTTTCCGGATTTAATTCAGCACCATACTTTTCCAATTCGTAATATACATTGTTAATCTGATCTTTTATGTATACCTCAGTATGTATCAATGCTGTTAATTTACCTTGTAACTTAGATATTTTTGATAGCTTTTTATTTTTAATAAATTCTTTATTAAGCATTATCTTTCTCCCATTTCTTGATTACATTTTTTAATTCCACAGCCATTTCATATCGACCATCAAGAATACCTAGTTCTCGACTATCAACATCGTCTTCATGGCTGTGTGATTTATAGGTTTTTATCTCTGAAGATATTTCTTTTTTAATCACAGCTATAAGCTGATTAGATAAATCATCCGGATTAAATCGCATATTACACTCCCATTGCATTAAGTATGTTTCGCTGAACTCTGCCACTCATGACATTCTCTGCTCTTCTAAAGTTTGAGGATGCACAGTTTATGGTCTCAGCTATGTTATACCTACGATTATTGTAGGTTTGAGCAGTTTCTCTGTCGTTACCTCTAAAAGGTATATTGCCCATGCCTTGCTGTGTTTCTTCAATTGTCCAAGCCTTTGTTTGGTAAACCAAATAATACAGATCTTTCTCCATACTGATAATGCCATCGTGGCTTGTAATAATATCAACAGTATAAGCCTCAAGACCATTAGCTGTAATTCTGTCAGAAACTTTAAGAGGCTTGGCACTAGCAACAAATGCTGTTTTGCTTTTATATACTGTGGTTGCTAAACCTTTCATGTAGACATTCTTAAACCATGATGGAGACAAAGAGACCTCATTGAAATGCTCGTAGTATTGCCAATTATCTGCTCTTCCTACAGTAGATGGTTTAATAGCTGTTTCTGCTCTTAATGCATCAGCATTAATCTTAACATTGGTTCTAGCCATATTGTCATCCCACCATTTTTTAGCAAAGGCATTAGTGAGTACAGCATACTTGCTGTTAACAGCTTGACCATTGAAGAAACCATGCTCGTAATTACGTTCTTTACGAAACACTTTTTTACCATCAATCTTATTGCTGTAAATGGCAGACTTATCTTTACGAGCCTTTCTGTGTTGCTTGATCCAAGCACTACAATTGTAAATGCTGTCTAAACCATGATTACCAAAATGATCTTTGTGTTTGGTAAACATAAAAACAAAATCTTTTTCTTCAGCAGATAAATCGTCTGCATGATATGAATAATTAGATCCGGCTTTTACTAGACTAGCTTTTTGGTTTTCGTTTAATCCAAATGATTTATATCCCTCGTTTAAAAAGTTGAGATAATGCTTTAAGACTATTTGATCCTTAAACTCTTGAGATTTAGGATCTTGTTTTTTTCCAAAATTATGTATCATAAAATACTCCATATAATGATAGTAGTTGGCTGATTTCATGCTTTCGCAATCGTCAGTAGGAACACACATTCCTATATCAGCATAGTTAAAATCCCTAGGTACAATCACACACAGACATATCGTTTCGCCTCTGTGTGACGTTCCTAGAGCCTTGTTTTTATCTAAAAGTAGCATTAAGCCACTTTCAGATAGGTTGTTTGACCAATAGGTGCATTATCAGCACGTAGGTCTGTACTTACCCACAGAACCGGATATGGCTGTTCCTCTGTGGGAAAATCGTATATGCCCATGTCAGTAAAATAAATAAAGCTGTCTACCTCAAGATCGTTTTCTTTGATGTAGTTGAACACCGGCATAACACATGTACCACCACGACCATCAGCAGATATCATTTTTATTTCATCGCCTTGCTCGTACTTGATAACATTCTGTATTTTGCTGTCGCATGTAATTACAGTTATAGATTTTGGTTTGAGATCTAATGCCATAGCATTGAGACCACCAAGAAAATACTGCAACTCTTTATTAGATACAGAGCCGGAACTATCCACAGCCACAACAATATGACCAACACCAATATGCTCAAGTGTTGGAGCAATCATCTCATGAGTGTAGTAGAACTTTTTATGTATTCTACGATAGCTGTAATTATGAGGAACATCGCCCTCAAGATGTCTCTCAACAACGTCTTCCCAATTAATCTCAGCACGTTTCATGATCTTGACCATTTGCTTGACCTCTGCCGGTAATGTTCCACGTTCTTTAGCTTGTCTTACAGCTTGGAATATCTCCTCTTTAACATCAGCCTCTTCTTCGCTGATCTCAGCTTGAGACATGCCCTCAGTAACATTGTCTTCGATGTTGCCCCATGATTGTGGCTGTAACCAAGTTGGATCTCCATTATCTGATTGATCCCCTTGATCGCCTTGACCATTTTGACCTTGTTGCTGTTGCTGTTGCTGTTTAGCTTTGATCTTTGGATAGATATAATTATAAATCTTTTCAGCCATCCATCCATCAAACTTTGGATCAAACAAAGCACCTTTTGGTAAAACAAAACCGGATCTCTCAAGAACTTGGTTCATTGATAAATCACATGCTATGTTCCAAATCTCAGCATCACGTTCTTGCTGTCTTGTATGGTGCATAAGAAATCTATGACCAACCTCATGAACAACAACACCTTTGAGTGGCTCGAAATCTAAACTCTCAGCATATTCTTTGTTATAGAATATATCTCTGCCATCAGTTGCAAATGTCTTGATGCTGTTCTTTTCGATAATCTTCATCTTGACTAAGACAGCACCATAAAATGCATGACCTTTATCGTCACGATCCCATAGTAGCTGTATCCTAATCTTTGAGAACTTATCTTCTAATTTTAAATTTTGCATTAAAATCTCCAATAAAAGTTTACGTAAAGTTTTTGTCTGTGGCACTACCGGTACGCAGTACCACAGATATAAAGTTTTAAAGTAATAGATCTTTCAAGTTACCTTGCGATCCTAATACTTGTTTCATAGCTTGATGAGTAACCAAGGTCTTGTTTCTTAGTACTGCATCTTTAAGCATAAATGCCATGAACTCTTGCTCCGGTATCCTTTGGACATAAGTTAGGATACTTGCACAGTTTGTCATGTTCATCTTACTAGCTAGTGATCCACACAAAGCAAATAAAACACCACGATCTTCCGGTATTTGTGTAGTGCTAGGATCTTTAACAATGCTGTCAAAATCCGGTAGCTTTTCATACAGCTTTATGTGAGCCATTAAACTAGCTGATGCTGTCTCGCCAATCTGACCATTCAACATGCCTCGTAATGTACTGTGATCTATATCCATGCCAATTAAAACACCGGCACGTTGGCAAGATCTTGGTGTAGCATTACCGGTTGCTGATACATCAAAGTTATGCAGATGCTGATCATCAAACTTAATCCATGATGTAATTCTGTGATCTACATTATTGGATGCATAGTAACTTAATACATCGTCAGTATTGACCTCAAGATTAAGGAAATCAAATCTGTCAGCAAGTTGTGATGGCAACTTATTAGATCCGGCTCTTGCAGATAAAGGATTACCGGCTGAAACAATTACCCATCCATCCGGAATGATAAAATCTCCAACACGATGTTCATCCACAGCTTGACCAAATAGGTTGTGCAGAACTTGGTTTGCTTGAGCAACCTCGTCAGCAAATATAATCCCACATCCCTCAATAGGCACAAACATAGGTCGTAATCTTCTCATGCTTTCGCCATCTTTAGCCGGTACTAACCAACCGGCATACTCATTAGGATCTAGCTGTGCCAAGCTAAAGTTTAAAAAACCTAGCTTGTCTTTATCGTAGCCAAATAATTCTTTAGCTAAAGATAATAAATCCGGATCAGTAACCAATGATCTGACAGATGTTGTCTTACCTTGACCAACACCACTTTCAGCATAAGGATGAACTAGGTTATCCTTACTGCCCCCATTGGCTCTTACTTTCCAATTATTCATAATACAGCTTTTGATTGCTGTTCTCATTTCATGTATTCGCATACGATACTCCTTATTTAGATTGATTGATAAATTTATTAATTATTGATACAGCAAGATCTCTGTATTCTGATCCATAATGCTGTACCACTTTTTCAATTACTTGATCATTAGTAAGATCTTGTAACTGCTCTTGTATAAAGTTCTCCACAGCTTTTTCTTTCTGTGGAAAACGACACTCATAATTCCAAGGGAATATGAATTCTTTGTATTTTTGTGACAATGGCATCTCCTCTAATTATTGTCGTTGTTGTTCAAATGAACAAGCAGAGACACGAAATTAATCGTGCCTCAATTTGTGCATTTGATTAAGAGAGTAAAGCCTCGACAGTATCGTCTACAACTTTCTGCTCTTTCTCAGCATCATCAATTGCTTTCCTACCTTTGTCAGCAATCTCAAATCTGTTCTTTAGTCTGACCTCAAACTCTTCAAGTTCTTTTGCTGACATAATCAAACCATCTCTTTGCTTACCGGTCTTAGTCTTCAGACCTACTAGCTTATCGATGATTGTATCCAATGGAGATTTAACATCCTCTCCTTTGTTGTGTGCAATGATCTTAGCTTGAGATTTAAGATCTAACTTAGCAAACAGATCCAAGATGTAGGTCTTGGTAAGATTGCTTGATGGTAGATCATGCTTGTTTGTAAAAAGTACACAATTCCTTTTGAACAAATCTGCTTGACCTTTTGTCATGTCGCAACGTGTCTGTAACGTGGTTAATATTTCATTGGTCGCATCTTCTGAAATATTACCGGTATCAGATCTTGGCAATGCATTAATTGGTATCATTAATGTCGCATACTGATCTATTCTTATAGCACTCATGTCAGCAGAGTTCTGCTTGTTAGATCCTTTTAAAAGGTTGTGCTGTTGCTCTTGTTTAGCTAATTGCTTAACGACATCGTCAGCAATGATTGATTTAGTTTTCTGCATTATGGTATCTCCTTTTGTTGCAGTTTGTTTAGGTTGGTTGTCGTTGTCTAGTATGTCCTTATCAATGATAGGATTAACTAGGTCTCTTCTTAAATATCTGTAGATTGCTTTGAAACAATCTCCATGTGGTCTGCTGTAGTTGTTTCTAAATCTCTTTATCCTAGCACCTTTGTAAAACTGTACATGGTGGGCAACCTCATGGCTGACACTTATAAGATATGTATGATCTAGATTGAGGCATACTCTGCCACCTATTTGAGGATCACTATCGTAACTTTTATATTCTCTGTGATAATGTTTTTCATCTAGGTGTTGCCAATAACTAAGATTAATTTTGATGCTGTATGCACATGCATTTGTTGCACCGGCACGTTTAGAATTAATAACCTTAGTTACACGTACTGCTCTATCAACATCAGCAGTTGTTATTCCTAACTCGTATTCTTTTTTCTTTAGGTGGTTCATGCATTTACGAACCATCTTTTTAATATTGTTAGTGTGAGCAGTAATTTCTTTTTTACTGTAGTTATATTTATCATGAGATAAATTTATATTTTTATTAGGCATTAAGTACTCCGGTTAATTGTTTATCCTAGGACAAAGAGCAGTAAATACTGCTCAATGTTTCGACCTCAGTAGGTCTCATCAGCTAGGCTATATGGCTGATAAAGTTATTGAATGTGGATGACCATCTTCGTAAGCCTCTGCTACACGATCAACAGATTTATTTTCCATCCTCAATGCCACAGATGGTTTGACATAGAAAATGTCCATTGTTCCATCTGCCCATTCGTAAGCCTCGTCTTCATTCTTTTCTAGAACAAGAGGCACAGCCTTTTGTGGCTTACCAACATTTCGATATTGAACACCATCGCAATCGCATCCCTCAGTAATAGGAACAACGTATCCATCCTCTGAGTTTTTATAGATGTAAGAAAATCTGTTAGCTTTTTCTTCCAACTCATCACGTATGCCATAATACAGCATGTCATCGATGGCTATTTTTCTCATCGTTCTTCTGAGTTCTTTTACATCCAAACCTTGTTGTACTGATTTAGTATAAAGTCTCACTAGCATTTTACATTTTTCTAAGTATTTTTCTTTATTCATGATTATCTCCATATTTGATTAACTGTTTCGACCTTTTGGTCTCATCAGATGCAACACACATTGCATTACAGTTGAGGGGCAATTTCTTGCCCCCCTTTTTTTTAACTTTCATTTGGAACATTCCATCCACCAAATTCTGATGGCTCAATGCCAACTTTCTCTTGGCTGTCTGTAAAATTGATTAACCAATCTACATCGTAGTTTGATCCATTGATCCAAAGATCATGTAACTCTTTACCAATCATCGAGGTTATGATCTGAGATATTGGATTACAAATTTTAGAAACTAGATTGTGATCTAATCCATTTACTAAATCCATTGTCTCGTAGTTGCCAACAAACTTACCACCAAACTCTGTGGCTGTTGGACTTTCTACATCAGCAATGTTTCCAAAGTTGTAAGCATCAGATAATAGTCTTAGTAATTTGATTTCGTCTTGATTTAATTTCTTGTACATAATGATCTCCATTTTTAATTAGTTGAGGGGGCAATCTCTTGCCCCCATATTTTACTTAGATATTTTAACCAATGTTCTGTAGTGCAATGCTTGGATATTGTAGCCACCACATAAGATTGTGCTAATTGTTATTGTCTTATTACCTTTGTCAGTTCTGACATTGTAGTAACCATGAAATCCATCAGAGTTCATTACGAGGTTTGTATTATAGATTTCATTGATGCCAAAACTTTGTAGTTTCAAAGCCATCTTTTTATTTCTAGCTTTGATGACAGCCTCTGCATCTTTGACAGCAAATTCTTTGACCATCTTAAAGCTGATGCCATACAATCTTTCAGCCATTGATTTGCCACCACCAACTTTGTGAAGATGATACCAATCAACACGACCATTTATTTTAGTAGGTTGTTGCCACCACTTTTTAATAGCCATGTATTTGAACTCATAATCTTCAATTTTTCTTGATATGTATTCTCTGTCGAACTCATCAAAGGTTTGCTCTAAGTTCTTAATAATTTGTTCATATTTATTCATATGATACTCCATTGTTATTTGATTGATTTGAAATGTTACAACCTCTATTTGGAAACTCGTAAGAAACTACTAGCCCATATCGTCATCCTCATCAGACCGAATTGTGGGGGCTGTATCGCTCTTGCCTTTTCGAGGTCATGACCGAAACAAGTTCCGGTCTCCGAGATCCTAATTTCCCAAGTAGGTTAAAAAAGGGATGTTTGCTTTACAGTTCAAACGAGTTGCCAAACAGAGGCTGTACCATTTATATAATATTTTTAGACCAATAATACAAGCACTAAAGTTGATATTATTTAACTTATAGGAACATTATTTTACTTACTAAGACTAAATCTTCTGTAATCCAAGGTGGACAACAAAAACGCTGAAACTTACTTTTAGGTAACAATATAGCCTAAACTGCTTACATGTGCTGTATGCCTCTTAAATCGACAGCAATGAATATTTCACGAAATGAGACTACAAACAAAGATAATAAAGTGTTATCATTGTTAAAGGTCGCAGGTCTAAGGAACATGATATTAAAACTTTACGTAAACTTTTGAGGATAAAAATATGTCAGATAAAAAAGATAATAAACCTAAATTAAAATTGGTAAGTGATAATGACGGCAGTAAAAGCAAGGGCAAAAAATCTAAAGTTATTGGATCAGAATTGACAGCAAAACAAATGGGATTTTGTAGGGATATTGTATTCAATGATATGACGTATATTGATGCATATCGTAACAACTATAATGTATCTGAAAAAACTAAAGGTAATTCTTTAAGAGCAATGGCATCTAAGCTAAGAGCAGACATTAACATAACCTTAACTATAAATAAGCTATTAGAGCATAAGCAGACGTTACACAGCATGGACAGCGTCAAGCGATCAGATATAATCTTAGAGAAGATCGAGAAGATGGCTGATGATGTAAATGTTACTGATGCAGTTCGTCTAAAAGGTTTGGAATTACTTGGAAAGCATCATGGATTATTTACTGACGTTTTAAAGGTGGATGATAAACGTGATAGGTCTTCAGTAGAAATAGAGAATGAATTACTAAACAAGCTAAACAGTATAATTTCTAAATAAAAAAGTTACGTAAACTTTTACAGCTAGGAACGATAAGTTCTTTCCGGCTAGTTACGATAAGTTCTTTTAATGTGTCCGGTCTAATTTTTTTTTGTTAGTCGCTAACCCCACCCACTCCCTACCCACCCCGACACATGGCCGTGGCTACACACAACACAACATGATTTTGCACATGAAAATACTAAAATTTCACAAAGTAAAAATACTTCTTTTTGAAAGATTGATCAAGTTTGTGCCTAATTAATATGAACT